GCACAATGTGCAGGTTGTTGCGTTAGCAGACACTCATATACACAGTACACCGACAGCAACACATGACCCCGCCAGCTTAATGCAGCGGGGCTTTTTTTCGCCCGGACAAAGACTCCGTGGACATGAAAAAAGTATCACCAAACCGAGATAGCCACGGGGCACAGTCGCATACACCGTCCGCTATCTCGTCGTACGCAAGGGCGATCAGATCCAGCATCGAATACCCCTTGAACCGCAGCACCACAGCTGCCGGCAAGCTGACCTTTACGACGTTGCCATCACGATCAAGACGCACAGCACTCGCGCTATAGCGATTGCTCCAGTCCTCACCATCCTCAAAGGCCTTGAGCATGTATTTGCTGATGTACGAGGCAATCTTCGCGGGGCTCCGCTGCACCCAACGCTTACGAGCCGCCTCATCGATGTTGCCCCGCCAGTCCCCCGTGACACTGCGCCAGATGCGACGAATCACGTCGTAGCTCTTGACCTTGTGCCCACCCTCACGAAACGACAAGGGCACCTTGTGCACCGCCATATGCACGTGCCACGCACCACGCTCCTGGCGCTCAAAGGCAGCGACGTACACGAAGCCAGGGATCAGTCGCTTCATGCGGCGCACGAACTCCTTGAAGTGCACTTTGCAGACGTTCAGGTCTTGCTGGTTACCTCGGTAGGTCAGCGTGAGCATGGAGTCCAGGCCAAGCACCTTGATCAGCTTACGCACCTTGGTCTTTGCCCGTCGAGCGGCCCTCATACGGTTCTTCTCCTCCCGCTCTGAGGACTCACGGTCGCGACACTCGAGGTACAGCGCCCACGCCTCGGGATCAAGCCTGCCGACCTCTTCCCAGATGATCTGACGCTGAATTACGGCCTCTTTGTGCCCGTTGCCCAGGTCATGGATATGTAGCAGGAATTCGTCACTTTCCTTGCCTTCGTACCGGAAACCATCCACTATGCGTTCCACCTGCGATCCTCCTTTGATCGTTGGTCACCGCCCTGGGACTGTTGGTAGCAGTCGCCGGGGCTTTCTTTTTGATCGGTCTGCCCGTGCGGGCGTCTATCTCGATGCCAGGGCCTCCAAACAGATCCCCCTGGACCCAGACCCTAGGCCGCTTCATTTCAAGAGCCCTGCGGCCGTTCTGGCAGGTCGGGGAACCACCCCAGACCATCGCACTCACCACAGAGCAGGGCAATGACCTGACCGGTAGACGACTCGCCAAGCACACAGCCAGTACCAAAACACTCACCACACCAAACCCGCGTCAGGTCCTGGCGGGTGACCACGTCCCCGAAGGACGTAACCCAAACATCGGTGGAATCAGGCATCGGAACTCCCTGTGTTCTGAAGTGTCCTAGAGATAAATCTAGCGGCGCCTGCGGCGCCGCTGCCCTCCGCTTGTCGGGCAGCAGCGCGGCAGGCGGCTGAGGCTTGACCAAGCGAGCTGCGAACCTGCTGATCCGGGCCTGTGGCCCACCATGCGAAGACGACCTCACTAATGCCGGGTCTTGTCTTGAATGAGGAGTGGCCTGCAGGCTTCACCGCACCCCCGCATCACCGCGTGCAGGCGTGAGGGCGATAGGCCCAGGCAGGTCACGCGGCTGAGCGGACACGCCACCGGGCCCTGCCGCCACGATCTGGCCACCGTAGCCCCGAATCTCGTCCTGCTTAGCCTGAGGCACGCGAATCTCGCCTTCGATGGGCCACGGTGTCGCAAAGCCGTACCAGTCGCCCACAGCGAGCTGCACCGTATCGCCGGACACCACCACAGCAACACCCAGGGTGCGAAGCGTGTCCAGGCTCATGCGTTCCATGACACGCGTATCGCCTGACACCCACTCCACAACACCGTTGACGCGCTCACCCATCCGGGCCAAGCCAGCCAGACGCAGGCGATAGGCCTTCATGCCGCCGAGGTGACGCTCTATTGGAGATCGGGACCGGTCATCAACGGCAGAGGAGGGCGGGGCGGCTGGACCAGGAACAACAGACTGCTGTGAGCGCGCAGCCGGTGAGGACGCCGCAAGAGCAGCAGGCGCAGGACCAGCGGCAGGAGCGGGCGGATGAAAGAACCGCCACAACACCCAGACCGCTACCACAGACGCAACCAGCATGAGCGGCAGACCCACCGTGAACGCCTTCGTGCCCCAGATCGTGGCGCGCGAGTCGTGATAGTTCTCCGTGTTCGTGTCTGCGCTAACGTGGCTGGCGTAAGTGCCGAAGTAGCGCGTGTCGTATTTGCCGGCCACCACGCTGACACGGTCGTACTTATCGTTTCCCTTGTGCCGCCAGGTGGCGACGGAATAGCGGCCGCTGGCACCGAGCCCGGAGAGCTTCAAGAAACACAGTTTGAGCTCGACGCGGCGACGCCACAGCGGGTGCACGTCCTTGATGCTCTGGCCCATCAACACAATGTCAATGCCGCGATGCCCATGCTCGGTGACGAACTGCGTGATCGCCGGACCGAGCTTGCCACCAGTGCCCCAAAAATTCTGTGCCTCATCAAGCACCACCAGGGCGTTATCCCGCGCCACCTCAGGCACGCCCTCAACCTGCTCACGCGTCAGGACCTGCAACAACTCCTGGCAGCGCTCCAGCGAGATACCAGCATGGTCGGCAAGCTTCTGATGGTCGAGCCCCTCGATATAGGCATCGACGGCACGGCCGGCCTTCAATGCAGGAATGATGCGCCGTACTACTGCCTCATAGCTCTTACCAGACCGGGGGAGACCCTCATGAAAAATGATCATCGCGTCACCACTGGAACAGCGTTACGAGCTTGCGGACGATGCGGACCGTGAAGCCAGTGCCGACGACCGCAAGCGCAGCCATCACACCCATCTCCGACACCAGCCAGAGCACGCCAGGGTCAAGCCCAGAGAACACGGACTGCAAGCCAGCGCTCAGGAAATCAGGGACCTGGATCCCCGCAAGGAGCGTAGCAACGGCGTCCAGGATGCCCTCCAGCACGGTGAGCACCAGATCCGTGACGAACTGCCACAGGTCGGTAAAGAACTGCCGCAGAAGGTCCAGCAGCCACTTGGTGAATTCGGACAACATGGCGGCCCCTCAGTTGTCAAGCGCTATACGGAAGGCCAGCCACGAGGCGAGCACCAGCAGCACGGCACGCACGACGAGATACGCCGCCATAGCTGTAGACGAGCAAAACGCAGTGAAGTCCAGGCTCATGTTGAGATAAGGCACCGAGGTCGACCAAGTGGGGCATGACCCGCCAGTACTCACCGTGAAGAAGCCGCGCGTCGCAGTGACCAACGGAGTGCCACCCACCTTGCCGACAAACCCGCTGACGACACTACTGAACGACTTGCCAGCAGTCTTGCTGGTCCAGGACGAGCCAATCGTCGCGGCCGAACCGCCGCAGCCCTTGTCGCTAGGGTTCTTCTCGCAAGCCGTTTTCTCGTCATCGTCACTCGTCGGACTGGGCGTAGTCACAACCACAGTGTTAGAACTCTTCGAGCCGTCCGGATTCGTCGTCGTCGTCGTCGTCGTCGTCGTGGAACTGCCATTTGCAGCAGTGGTGGTCGAGGTCTCCTTCGTCGTGGTAGACCCGTCCGAATTGTTCGTCGTGGTGCTGTTAGACGAAGAGCTACTGCTGGCCGACGGCGCAGGTGTGGCAGGGGTATTCGTGCCCTTGAGCGTGCAGATCGTCTTGCCGTTAAACGTGCCCTTATCGTACTTAGCTGGGTCGCACGAATCGGCCGGCAGCACCTGAAGCCCCTCAGGAGCGTTAGACGGCGTTGTGCAAGGGATCCCGTTGCCTAAATACTGCCCTTTGGCGTACCAATGCTTCGTGTTATCGACCATCGCGGACCCAGCGGGCGACTCACCATCGAAATTCGCACCGCAGCCGTTCTTGCACTGCCACAACAACGGTGTCGCTTGAGCATTTGTGCCAATGTCGTAATAGCCAGAAGAGAGTACGTTGCCCACCTGACACTGAGGCACGCAAGCCGTACCTGTGCCATCCGGCTGGAAACCAGCGCTGCACCAGCAGGTACCACCCCCCATCTCCGCGTTTGCCGGGCACGAATCAGCCACCTTTGTTTTGCCGACCAGACCCGAGATCGTCGTATCCACAGGATCGCAGGCACGATTGCTATAGCACCTCTGCCCGGTATAGCGCGCAGTGCCCGAGGACACGGCAGACAGATCCGGGATGCTGACCACCGTGTAAACGCTCCAGTAGGTGAATGACCCACCGTCGTAAACCTGCGCATTCATATACGCGACCGCAGCAGCAACGGCCGCACCGGCCGAGGAATAACAGTCCTGCCCCGTCCAGCTAGCCAACGTTGCCTTGTAGCAATACCCAGGCACCGGGGCCACCTGCTTACTAGGAACATTGACCTGACCAAGAGCAGGCGTGCACGCAATCGCAACGAACAAGCAGAGCGCTACCCACGACGAAATCAGGGCACCGAACCTAGCCATGAGTGAACCCCTGCACGCAGGCCCAGCCCGAGAGGGTGCCGATGAATGTCGCAAGAAGCAGCCAGAGCATCACGAGCCTCAAAAGTGAAAATGCCCCCAGGCGTGAGCACTGGGGGCGGGCATCGACGACCGATCAGCGACCGAACATCGACACGATGCGAGCAGTCGCCCAGCGGGCAACAGCAGGCAGCATCTTCAGAGCGGCGATGGCCAGGATGCCAGCAGTGACCGTGGTCAGGTCAACAGCGCCAGTGAGTGCAGACAGATCCATAGAACCTCCTCAACGTTTGAACGAGTTCAGCAGCGCCCCGGCGGCCCACGCAGCAACGTAGACCCCGACCACGAGAGAGAAACCCCACGCCCAGGCGACTGCAAATTCGGTAGCCGTGGGGGTTTTGAAAAGCTGAAGCGCAGCAACGTCGCCACCCTCAACGAGGACCAGCGCGCACCCAGAGGGATCTGCGGGCTGAGCACCTGACTGCCGGACAACGTAGCCGGCGTCGGTGGCGACGAGTTCAGCGCAAAGCACGATCAGACCGCGGCAGTCGCGGGCGCAGGAGCACGAGCAGCGCGCTGAGGCGGGTACGGAGTGAGGGCCGTGACCATGGCACCAATCTCACCAGTCTTGTAATCGCGGCGCAGCGAGAACGACGCGCTGTAGGTACCGGGCTTAGTACCTTCCAGCTCCTTGGTGACGCGAACGGTGCCGACTTCCAGGATCACGCCGGCCTCATCACACAGAGCACACTCGGCGGTCTGCATGGACCAAGCCTTACCGGTTTTGACGCTGATGCCCGTCTTGGGCTCATTCATCTTGAAAACTTGCAGGATGCTGCTGGTCATGGGTGTTCCCTAAGTTGGTTTGCCACGTGGGCGATGTAGGCACGAAGGCCGGCGTATGATTTCGTTTGAGATTACGTAGCCTCTGCAGGCTACGTACGGACTGTAATCGCTGGAGACTACTAATGCAACTGGTTGACCTGATCAACGCCGCTTCCGCTCGCGCAGGCAGCGACTACAAGCTCGCTCAGATCCTCGGCGTAGACCGCCAAAAGGTGAGCGGATGGCGCAACGGCCATGCCAAGTGCGGCGTGGAATACCGAGCCCTGATGGCCGACCTTGCCGGCTTCAACATCGACGAGGTAATCCGAGAAGCGTTGTTGGAGAAGCACGCCAACACACCGCTTGGCGAACGCCTGCTGAGTGCTCTGGGAAACGTGGGTCATGGCGTGGTGGCGACCATGCTTACTTTCGTCAGCGCAGGCTTTTTCGCGATCCAGGTCCTGGCTGAGCCCCGCTGCACAATGTGCA